GAGCAAGCAAGAACTATCCAAGACGAGATGGGCTTTCAGGCTTCATTGAAGAACGGTTTGGCTAGTACTGTAACTCCCGATATGGCCCAGCGTATGGCTGGCGGTGGTGTTGTTGCGTTTGCTCGTGGTGGGTTGCAGGACACACTGAGCAGTCTTTCCGCTTTGGGCGATAAAGAAATTACAAACACTCCCGAAGAACGGCAAGCTGGCATTACTGCGGCATTGCCCGGGATAAAAACTATGTACGGTGAGAGCGCTCTGGCTCCTATAGCCAAAGAAATATCCGCAGAACGTAAAGCGCTTGATGCTAAAGGTGATATCCCCGCCGAAGCCTATTTTGCCGCAGCCGCAGGTATGTTGAAGGGTCGTGGCCTTGTTGCTGGGCTTGCTAACGCCGGTATTGAAGGGGGCCAAGCAGCCTCAAAAGCTAAAAAAGAAGCTCGTGAAGCTAGCCGCCTTCTGCGTGCCTCAGAAATTCAACTTGCCACTGCCGACCAGCAACGTCAAGACGGACAGATTGCCAAGGCCGAAAACAGCTATGAGAAGGGCAAAGCATCAGCGGAGAAAGCTCTGGAGCGCACAATTGGTGTGAAGGAGAAAATTGCTCAGTTGGAAACCACTATCCGGGGTCAAGATGTGCAGGCTGCTACCAGCGCAGCGGCGTCCGCAAAACCGACGGACTTGGACAAGCAAACTAAGATTCGTTACGCCGCCGCTCTGGAGGCTGGAGAACCCCCTAACGCCGCAACTATGTCTAAGGCTGCTCAACAAGCCGCTAGCGATTTGGGTCGGTATCCGGGCGAAGCACGGGCAGAAGCTGCTGGAGCTAAGCTAGATCAAGCTGCTAGGGAGAAAGCCACTAAGGCAATCGACGACAAATTGCTGATGGACAAAGAGTACAGGAGACTGCAAAAAGCAGACGCTCCCGCCGCTGAAAGATACCGTACGGATATGATTACGAGAGAAACAGCCCGCTTGATGGGGGGTGCCGGTGCTCCCGTTGCTGGTGCTACCGCTGCTCCTTCTGGAATTCCTGCCGGAGCAATCGCAGTCCTGAGAAAAGACCCCAATCTACGGGCTCAGTTTGATGCAAAATATGGGGCAGGCGCAGCCGCACGAATTCTAGGGCAGTAACATGGCAAACTTTTTCGATCAGTTTGATACGGCCCAGCCAAAACAAACTGCTAATATTTTCGATCAGTTTGACGTAAAAGAAGAACGCCCAGAAGACCAGTCAATCCTGCGAAGCGTAGCGGATGTCCCGCTCAAGATAGGGGCTGGTGCGGTTACCGGCGTACGGCTTATTGCCGACGCATTTGGCGCAGGTAACGAAGTCTCTGAAAACCTCAAAGGAGCGGAAGACTGGATTGGTGCGCTCTACAGCGCTCAGTCTAAGAAGGACTCCAAAGAAGTCGCTCGCATTATGAAAGATGCCGAGGACAAAGGCGTGGGCGATCAAATTGCCGCAGCGCTCAAGGCGTTCTCTGTTGCCCCCGTAGACCTCGTTACCAACGCACTCGGCACATCAGCCCCAGCCATTATTGCGGGTCTTGGCGCTACATTATTCGGAGCACCTGTGCTTGTGGGTTCAGGTCTGGCCGCTGGTGTCGGCGCAACTATGGGTGCGGGTACAGTCAAAAGCTCCATCTACGACGCGGTCAAAGAAGAGTTATCCAAAACCAAAATGCCGCCTGAGCAGGTAGAAGCTCGCGCTAAGTTGGCTCAGGAATATGACGGCGAGAATCTGGGCCTCATTCTTGGCGGCGCGGCGCTTGGCACTATCGGTGCGACTACTGGTTTTGAACCCTCCGCTGCTCGTCAGGTAGCTGCGCAGATTGCGGCTAAGACCGTTAAAACAGAAGTGGCTAAAAGCGCTACTAAAGAAGCTATAGAAGAAGCGGCCAGAAAATCTGCTGAAGAAGCGGCTAAACGTGGGGTCATTAAACAAAGCGCTTTAACAGGCGCAAAAGAATTTGCTGGCGAAGCCGCCGAGGGTGGGCAAGAACAATACGCTCAGAACGTAGCGCTGCAACGGGAAGGCTTTGACGTTCCTACTATGCGCGGTGTAGTGGGTGCCGCTACGCTTGAAGGTACAGCCGGTTTTGGTTTGGGTGCTTTAGGTGGCGGGCGCGAAGCCGCTAGAGCCAAACGAGAACTCGCCGTTGAAAACGCCGCCGCAGAAATAGACGCACTCAACAAAGGCACGACCACAACAGTGCGTCCCCCAGCGGCAGAGGGCGAAGCACCTACTCTTGAAACTGTACCTGCGGAGCCTACTGGTCAGCCAGACCCAGAGCGCGTTGCCCAACTTAAAACCGTATTTGAAAATATGGGGTTGTCAAACGCGGAAGAAGAAGCTATTGCAAAAGCAACCGAAGAAGCTGTAGAGGATAAACAAAATGCGGATGCCCAGAGAGAAGCTCAAGGAACAGCAGGCGTTGGCGAACCTGTCGGTGGACCAAGTGGAGTTGGCGATGGAATGGCTGCACAGTCCGATACGGAACGCGCCCCCGGAGCCGCTGGAGTGCTTGACTCAACTGGAATGGTTTCTGCTGGACCGGATGTTAGCCAGCCTGCTGCACGAGAAGGAGCAGAACCGACTGCATTGACCGCTGAGCCAGCCAGTAACCTACAAAACGTAATCTCCGAAGTTGAGAAAACGGCTACTATCGAATTTCAACCCGCTGAAGAAGCTATTGCTGAGTTGCAAGCGCCCGAGGTAACACCGGAAGCTGCACCTGAGCCTATCCAAGAACTAGCAACTCAAGACGTAGCGCCAGACGCTACAACCCAAGAAATCGCCGAGCGGGTTGAAGTAACGCCAGAAGTCGCCGCAGTGGTGGCAGAAGCCGCTCCCGAAGCCCCAAAGAAAGGGCGTGGTCGCCCTGCGCTTACTGAAGAACAACGAGTAGCCAACCGTGCTGCTACTAAAGCTACGTACAGGAACAAGGGCAAAGCTGCCGCCGCTGTAGCGTCCACAACTGACTCGGCCATCGAAACACTTAACGCAGCGCTGGCCCCTATTGATGAGTCAAAGATTGAGACAGATGAGCAGTTGGTAGAAGCGGAAAGAAATAAACGGGTTGATAAGATTCAAGCCGTCAAGTCCTTGCTCATGCTGCAAGACTCACTCCCAGCAACGGACACCGCACGGGGCCGCATAGCTGCTGCGATCAAGAACTCAGCGATTAGCGCAAAGGAACTCGCTGACATAAAAACTGGTATAGCGTACGAGAAGAGCAAAGTATCTCGCTCGGAAAAGACCGGCAAAGCTGGTCGGCCAGATGAAGGATTCTCCAAAGCCACCAACGGGGTGCAAGCTCTTGCACGAGTCATAAAAACCGGCAACGCATTCCAGAAGTTTATTGCCCAGCGTCTGCGCAACTTTGTTAAAGACGTAGAGTTTATCGTTGTTAAAAAAGGCGACCCCATACCTGAGCAGTTGCAGCGAAACATAAACGACTGGAACGCCGCACGGGGGTTGTTCATTGAAGACCTACCTGCTAAAACTCGCAGGGTCTATGTGCGCGGGGCTAGCTTTGGGGTTGACCAAGGCGTCAATAATATTACGGTGCTGCACGAGTTGCTGCACGCTGCTACAAATCAGAAGCTGTCTTTGGGTCTGACGGCTATTGCTAATGGTTTCTCTAGTGATGCGCTGCTGACTAGGGCTACGCGAGCGTTTACCCGTGTGATGATGAACGCAAGTGATGCGTACGAAGCTATGGATGCAGCGGGTAAAGTGCCCGATGATCTTCGTGCGTTGGTGGAGTCCACACTCGATATAGACGAGAACGGCAACCCATACTTCAAGATTTTTGAACTGCATCAGGAGTTCTTGGCCTACGGCATGACCGAGCCCGTAATGCAAGAGTTCTTGATGGCTGTGGATGCTACGCAAGCTAAGGGCTCGGCGTTCAATCGCTTTGTTCGCGCCATCATGGAGTTCTTTGGGGTCGGCGAAAAAGACTTCAGCGCCATGACCGACTTGGTTTTGATTACCGACAAGATTTTGTCCGCGCAGAAAACACCCACCATGCGCAAGCTGGAACGAGTCGAACGCGGGGAGAGCTACGAACAAGTCTTTGCCTCGGCCAAACAGACTCGTAAAAAAGTTGATAAAGTCGCCGAAAAATTAGGTAAGGGTAATTTCCGTGACGACATCAAGCCTAGTGGTTTGATTGAGCAGTTGATACGCATGCGTAGCATGGAGGAATTTCTTGAAGCGCTTACGCAAGGCAAAGTTCAACTCAAAGACGCGGTAATGCAGCAACTGCTTCCGGCGTTACAAACAGGGGCTCTTGTACGTTGGGCAGGCAAGTTAGGTGTTAAAGGCATGAACACAGCGTGGGCAAACATCGAGAAGATGAACGCCATGCGTAACAAGGCTAACAACGATCTGTTTGAGATTGCTGAAGACTTGCGAAAGCTAGGGGCCAAAAACGCTAAACAGTACAAAGCACTTGCCGATGTAATGCACTACTCGACCCTTGTGTCGAAAGACCCAAACACAGATACCTCAAACAAAGGGCTGGTTGAACTGTGGAGCCGACTGCTTCCAGAAAACAAAGCGTTGTACAACAAAGTCCGTCAGTACTACGAAGACAACCACAAGGCATACCACGAAGTTCTCCAAGAGCAGATTGATGCGTCCGACCTGCCCGGTAGCGCTAGCGACCCTAAGTCACCAAAAGGCAAGCTAATTGCGTCTATCAAGCAGATGTACGAGGACGGCAAGAAGCGCTATCCGTACTTCCCCCTCATGCGCTATGGGCAGTTCTGGGTTCGCGTGGGCAAAGGGCAAACTCGTGAGTTCCACATGTTTGAGAAGCAGATAGACCGTGATCGTTTTGTTAAAGAGCGCGTAAAGCAACTGAACGCTGAAACCGGCAACACACGCACTAAAGACGAGATGATGCAGGGTGGGGATATTGACGAGGGCAATAGCCTGTCTAACGCACGTAAAAAAGATGTAGCCGCCAGTGAAATGCTGAAGGAAATATTTAATAACATCGACTCTAGCAAGCAAGGCAACACACTTGACGCCGACAAGCTCAAGGATGACATCTATCAGATGTACTTGCAGACTCTTCCAGACCGCAACTTCCGTCGGCAGTTCTTGACTCGTCAAGGCATTGCTGGTTTTTCAGGGGACATTAACCGTAACCTTGTGACCACCGGCACGAACATGGCAAATCAGATTGCGCGTATCAAGTACGGCCCTGAGATCATGCGCAACCTTGAGAGCGCTTCAGCTTCCTTAGAAGGGAACCCAAACAAAGCTAGATTGGGCGACTTCGTTGCTGAAATGACTATGCGTGCAGAGAAACAGATTCGCCCAACTGCCGAGGACTCAATCGGTTACGAAGCCTCAAGGTTTGTTACTACTGCGGCCTTCTTGTGGATGATGACTTCCATCAAGACTATGGTGGCCCAGCTTACTGCTGTGCCTGTGTTCGTAGCCCCAGTACTTGCGTCTCATCATGGTGTGGCTAAAACTGCCGCCGCTCTTGCTTCGACCTTGAATGTATTTAACGGACTCGGCGTAACCAAGACCAATCCCGACGGGTCTACTAGCTATACCATGCCTAGTATGGAGAACCTTAAAGGGCTGACCGCAGATGAAAAATTAGCCGCTCAGTACATGCGAGACACCGGTATCAGCGACACCACGATGGCCTTTGATTTGGGCAACCGCCGCAACGTACCAACCGCAGAGGCGCGTAGTGCTTTTGCAAGGGGGCGTAAGGCTACGTCTGACGCAATGACTGCGCTGTTTCACCACGCCGAACGGATGCTTCGTGAAGTGACTTTTATGACTTCGTATCGGCTGAACCGCGACAAAGGGTTGACGCACGAAGCAGCTTTGAGCGCCGCCGCCGCTGAATCTCACGAGGCGTTAGGTAACTACCATGCGTCTGAAAGACCTCGGGGTCTTGCAGCAAATAAAGCGGGGGAGGTAGGACTCAGCGCCGACAGCCCAATTGGTCGCGCCATCTTGCAGTTCAAGATGTTCCCTGCGTTTGTTACCACGTACTTCATACGCAATGCGTACAACATGTTCAAGGGTTTGACTCCTGAAGAGCGCAAGCAAGCCAAAATTCAATTCTTGGGTTCGCTCGGCATGTCGTACGCGCTTGCTGGGTATGTCGGCATACCCGGTATCAGTATGGCTATGGGTGTCATCCAAGGTGCTCTGAACGCGCTTAACAAAATGAGCGGTGACGATGAGGATGACCCGCTTGAAGGCCGAGACTTTGAGTTCTGGTTCCGCAACATTTGGCTCCCACAGACATTCGGCAACGTAAAGATTGGCGGCTATACGCTTGATGAGTTCCTTGATAAAGGTTTGATTGCTGGTTTGACTGGCTACGACATCAGCAGCAGCATGTCCATGAACAACATGTGGTTCCCCGAAGTAAAAGACCAAGCCACTGCCCAAGCTGAGATGATGGACTACTTGCTTTCTTTGGGTGGTCCGGGTGTTTCCCTTGTCAAGCAGACTGGTCGGGCTATTGACTTCTTTAATCAAGGAAAGATTCTTCAAGGTATGGAGCAACTGGCCCCGGCCCTGTTCCGTGCGCCACTGACGGCCTATCGGTATTCTCAAGAAGGTGCGCAGACTACAACCGGTGCATCTATCAAAGACGCGGAAGAGTTCACCATAGGTCAGATTCTGGCGCAGGGGGCTGGCTTTGCTACTGACGGGCTCCAAGCTCGCCGAGAGGCTATCTTCAAAATCCAAGGGTTGATTCTAGAAGCTAAGCGTGATCGCTCCAGCGCATTGGCTAGGTTGGACTTGGAGATCACCAAGGGTTCTGACAACGACGTTGAAAAGTCTATTGACAAAATCATCAAGTACAACGACAAAAACTATTGGGACCCAATCACAAGCGCTCAGATCAATGAGTCTTTGAAGAAACGCATGGAGCGTAGGCTGATGTCTGATCGCGGGTTCCCGATTGACAAGAAGTACTATCCACAGGTCATGGACTTGCTGGAGCCAAGCTACAAGAAACTGGAACGCGAAAGCCCTAAATAAAAAAAGCCCCCGGTGTTTAGGCCGGGGGCAAGTGGTACTATGACAACCACAAGGAGAACAACGGCTTCAGTCTAGCTTAAGTGCGCCAGACCCGCAAGCCTTTGATGCCCTCCTGAATCACTACTTTTGTAACTACCTCGATTTTCAGTCGGCGGCACACCGCCCGGATTGCTTCCCTTGCTTTGCTGTGGTTGATGCAAGGCACAAAGAAAGAGTACCCGGGTCGGAACTTCGCCCAATTAATCCGGTACGTTACCGTCTCTATCTTCATCTGCTGCGGTCATGCTGAATAGATCAAACTTGTCGGCCTTAAAACGTAACACACGAACCGCTGGAGACATCACCCGCATGCCCTTGGACATACGCTTGTTAACGGTGTCGGCGTATACGTCTTCGTCTTTCAATTGCTTAAGCACGTCCTTGTAGTTGATCTGCGCCTTGACGCAGTAGTCCTTAAAGTGCTTGGCAGAGATAAACAAATCTTTGGTGTCGGGCTCGTAACGTATAAGTAACTCACCCTTGGGTTCTTGTTGAGGCAAAGCCGTTAGGCTATTCCGAGCGTCTACCTCTCCGTCTACCACCAGCACGTTGTTCATGTGGGCGTTAACAAACTCACCAATAATTGATATGGGGTTTGAATTCGGAGGGGCCACTTCTTCGCGCATCTCGCCGAGCATGCCGGTCAGCCATTTGTAGACCTCCTTCATGTCGTAGTCGTGCAGTCCCAACTTACGAGCGATTAAACCGCCAGCAATGTTACAAGCTGCAACAGCAGACCAGAAGCGCTCCCGTGAGGTGAACTGTACTTCGCTGTCCAGCCTAGCTTGGATTTGACGGATAAGGTCTTTGGTTTCCTCAAGGTTGTCTATCAAGTACTTGGCGTAGATATCTCCGGCAAAGCCGTAGTTCTCCATGAGTTGGTGGTCAAACATCTCCTTGCCCTCTGCCACACTGATGATGGTAGTAGGTACGATTCTGTACTCCAGCAGACGCATGGATTCGCCATCGGGAGAGTTTTTAGCCGCGCCAAGTTTCTCGTAGAAGCTAGCGTTAGCCGATGACAATGTTATGCCTTGCCAGCTAGTGTGGTTGACACGCTCTTCGTTGGTAGATGCCTTCATGCGGTTCTTACCACGCCCCTGCGAAATGCTGTACGACAAGTCAGAGAACTCCATCGGGCTTGTGTTCGTAATCTCATCGATGGTGTTGGGCAGGTTGTTCATCACGCCGAGCCGGTGCATCTTTGCGTTGAATGTGTCTTTCCAAATAGAAGCAAGCCCTTTAGGGTGCCCCCATACGCTGTTACACATGTAGAGCGCCGTTGACTTACCTGAACCGGATGACTTGTGAATCAGGTTGATGATCGCCCCGCTCATGCCCGTAAACTTGAGCAGTGGAGAGCCGAACGCTGTGAGTGCCGCGAACGCATGGGGCTCCAACCCCGGCTTGGCGTACATGTTAAATACCTCTTTCCACTTTTCAAACGAGCCAGTCGGCGTCATCTTTTCAGCGACTAGCTTAGTCGTGTGTGACGGGGGGCTGTAAAACGTACCGTCCTTTGTGACCTCTCTGTCGCCGATGATGAACTTGCTGTCGTTGTCTACCCAACCAAATTGTGTTCTCATAATTTCTGCTTTCTTTGCGTATTGAAGTGCTTTCATGAACGTCATGATGAAGTACATGAGGTTTTCTAACTGCTTAGGGTGCGCTGCTACGCCTTGATGCGCGAGTGCCTCCCTAAGCTTCTCTTTGACTGCGATTGATGCCAGCGGAATGACAAACTCTTTCACGCCGTCCATTGGCAAATGCAGTCGGAACAACGCAGTCTCGCCCAACTCAGGGTCTTTCATGCGCTTGACTACGTACAGGTCGTGCTCGTACACCAACTCTGGTTCGTCCTCTTCGTCCTTAGCCTTTCTCCAAATGCCCCCCGTCTTACCGCGAGTAAAAGGGAATGGGTACTCAGGTATGTGGCGTATTACGCCGGTACTCTCCTCTGGCGGCAGTATGTACTCGCCGTCTTCTACTTCCGTTTCGCTTAGCTCCATGCCAAGCACGATTGGGGATTTAATATTGCCCTTGTGCTTGCAGCCATCACAACCAGACTTGTTTTGTTTTTCAAACGTAGCGCAGTGGTGTGGGCCACCCTTTGCAATCAAGTTCTTAATCTTAGCGTCTACTTCTTCTGGGTCGTACCCCGGGTGCTGGTCAGACATCATGTGCGACGCTGTACTAGCGTCAACACAAAACGCGGCGATCGATAAAGCAGAACGCCACAGCGGCTCTTCTATGGAGCCTTGATTTTGATACGCCTCAAGCAGTTGGTTACAGCCATCGCCGTTCGCCGAGCGCATCATAATTGTTTTAAATCGCTTCACCTTACTGCCCATCATCGCTTCCATCATTGGACTAACGACGTTCGGCAAAAAATCAGGCTTGTCGGTTGATGCGTCAGGCGCACCGAGTAGCTCTTTGACATGCGCGTAACTCATACGCACGGTGTCTTCGTTGATTACACTAACTAGTACTTGGGTGTCGTACTTAAAATTAAACGTACCCGGAACACGGAGAATACGTGAGGCTTCAAAAACAGTTGCGTCTACGATCAAACCGTTTTCGTCGCACAGTTCCCGCAAGCGATTAGACAAGGGCTCCCACTCATTGCGGGTCAGTGTCTCTTCAAGAAGCCAGTAAGCATGAACCCCATAACCTGAGTTAACAAGAATCGGCTGTGGTAAACCGACTGCTGTGTAGAACTTCACAAGTTCGTCTAAGCCCATCTGCCGGTCTAGATATCCTTTGATGACGCCCTTACTGTCAGGTACACCCTTAGTTGCGCCGCAGTCAATGTCCAACCACAAGGCGCGTACATGCGTTACGTTTTCGTGAGTGCGCGTGTTCAGCGGGCCAAACTTGGCGCAACCAAAATACGCATCGACTCCATTAGCAACGTGTTTGACAAACAGTGCTTCTGCTTCTTCTCTCGTGTCTACAAATTTTTGATCTGGGTAACGTCCAATGCCCATCACGCAGTACCTACCCTCAACAGGTAGGACAGCATCAAGCAGGTCAAAGTTGGACATATAACTTTCTTTTGGGGACGGCTACGCAGGGGGCCGGAGCCCCCATACGCGCACGAGTTATCGGATTTTCTTAAGCCTAGGTATGAGACGCTCGATTAGTTCCGCGTGTGCTTGGTTAGGAGTTGTAGCCCCCCAGAACCAGTTGTAGATCGTTGCGCGGCTCACGTTGAACCTCGTAGCAATTACGTTCACAGGAATATCGAGCGCTATACACTTGCGCCCAAGGAGTACACCCCACGACTGCTCGTCGGCTTTTTTGTTGGCCTCAACCAGTCGCTGGCTGTATCCGTAGGACATAAATTACTTCTCCTTTGACCAAGCATCAATAACAGAACCCAAGTCTTTTTTGACTGTGGGGGTAGCAGCCTCGGCCTTTTTGCTTTCGCGTTTAACCGGCTCGGCAACATCAGGTTCGGGCTCGGCGGCTTTTGGAACAGGCGCGGCAAGTGCGGGAGCGCGGCCAGACATATCCGCTTGATACGGAGTCATGACAACCATCTTCTGCACTTCTGGCTTCTTAGCGACTTCACTAGTTACAGTGTGCTCGGCCTTGTTGATGAAACGGGCCGGTGTAAACAGCACGGACTGATTGTCGTTTTCTTCGTTGAAGCTCAGCGTAGTCACAACGTAGTCTAAGCTCTTGCCGTTGTTGGCGAGGTACTTAATGTAGTTCTCAAACGGATGCGTGTTGTTGCCGACACTATCGCCAAACAAAGACTTGGATGCCAAGTTCATCTGGTACACAGAACCTTCGAGCGTAGTGCCAAAATCTTCAACCAGAGTCATAGCCAAACGACGGGAGTAGCGGCAAGCCTTAGAGTTGCCCTGACCTGAACCTTTGATGTTCTGAGCACAGGTGTCGCATCGGGAAGACTGCGGGGCGGTTGAGCCAGCATCGGGCGCATTGCCGTCGTTAGAAAAGCAATCTGGAGCGCTTGGCTCGGCATCGGGTGTCCACTGCTTAGCGTAAAAAATACGCCCAACTTTAGGAGACGCGCTGACGATCACAACGTCGAGGTTGCCCTTGACCTTGCCCATCTCTTCACCGCCAACAGTCTTACGGAAGATGCCGTTCTTAGGCACGATACGCTTAACACCTGTGCGGCCAGCGAGGGCTTTGGTAAGGTCGGAGACCCCTGCGTTTTGCAGGAAGTCGGGGAGGTCTTGATTCAAAACAGTAAGGTCGGTCATTTTATTTCTCCTTGGAACGTCTAACAGAAACGGTAAATTCGCTTTCTACATTTAAGCCCATAGGCAAGTAGCCGGGATTCTCAGAGAGAAAGTCCTTCATGTTGGTTTGATGAAGTCGTTTCTCCAACAGGCCAAATGCACCATTCTCTTGAATGAAGTCGTACATCGAATCCCAATCGTTCGTCCAGTACCGTGACTTAACTGTACGAATGATTGTGCCGTGTGGTGTTCGGATGCTGTCAGCACCCATTTCTTTGCAGGTGTCCAACATTTGGGTGGTAAGCACCGCTAGCTGGTCCTCAAGTTCTTTGTCCTCTACCTCAAACGCTCGCTTCTTATCGGCTCTAGCGTCCCTGATCTTTATGTAGATCGAGGTTAGCTGGTTCAAGTCTATAGCGGCTGTAGCTTCTTCATTCATCTAATGCTCCTAACAATTGTTAATGGGTGTGAGCGGCACTGCTCACGAAAACAAGTCTATCACAGCTTTGTACATTGTCAAGGGGTTTCGGCGAGTACTTGACGGTAGAGATCAACTATCTTTTGGTGGCTACTCACGTTGCCCCGCAGCATGGAGTAAATCTTGCGCTCTACCGTGCTACCCATGATGTGATAGATGGTCATCGGGTTGACTTGGCCCGGGCGGTCGATACGCGCATTGGCCTGTAAGTAGGTCTCAACGCTAGTGCATGGAGCGTACCAGATGATCGTGTCAGCGGCGGTTAGGGTAAGTCCGTGGGACGCTGCTTGCGGCTGTATGATAAGCACCTTGACTGTCGGCTGCTCTTGAAAATTCTTTACGATGTCACTGCGCCGATTTACTGACACTGCGCCGTTAATGACTTCACACGCAATGTGGTTCTTAGTCAAGTGCCTCTTCAATAGCTCGATGGTGTGGGTAAAGGGTACGAACACCAGCACCTTGTGACTGCACTCATCAATGATCTCCTGCACCACGTTCAGGCGGTTTGATACATCGAACTCCAGCACTTCGCCGTTGTCGGTGTACACAGCGCCGCCGGAAATCTGTAGCAGCTTGTTGGCTTTTGCGGCTGCGTTTACAGCGGAGACCTCTTCACCTGCTGCCTCAATGAGCATCTCCTTCAACAGCACCTTGTAGTACGCCAACTGCTGCGGCGTGAGTGGCGCATCTCTATCTACGGATGTAACTGGGGGCAAGTCAAGGCACTGAGCTTTCTCAAACCGAATCGCTGGCTGTAGGATTCGGTGTACTGTTTGGTTGGCTGTCGGCTTCGGAGTCCACTTGAACTTAGTTAGCTGCTGCATCACTGAGTCGCGGTACTGCCCAAAAAATGGTGGCACTCCCTTGGGGTTAACTAGCTTTGCCAGACCGTAAGCATCTACAGGAGACTGAGCAGCGGGTGTACCCGTCAGCATCCACAGACCCTTAACACTTTTGTTGATGTCACGCAATGTCTTCCAACGTTCAGTCTGCGCGTTCTTGTAGGCTGAGGCTTCATCAACCACAATGAGATCAAACTCACCGTCAATGATTTCATTCTTCACGATGCTTACACCGTCGAAGTTGATGATTACAAACTCAGCCATTCCGCCAATAATCTCTTTGCGTTTACGCGCGCTTCCATAAGCGATATCAACCGTACGGTGTATGGCAAACTTGAACAAGTCCTGCTGCCACGCTGACTTCATGATTGATAGCGGACAAATGACAAGCACTCGCTTAACGACGTTGAGGTTCATCAAATGATCTACCGCCCAGATGACCGACGCCGTTTTGCCTGTACCCTGCTCGTTAAAGCAGAACGCTTTGGGGTTGCTAATTAAAAACTCTGAGGTTACCTTCTGATGATCGAACGGCGTAAATCCATGCGGGCGAGGCCACGTATACGTATCAAGGCTCATTTTTTCTTTGGCTTGTTGACTTTGACTGTGTGGTCAGAGTTGCGACTAAATGAACGGTTGGCGCTAGGAGACTTCAGTTTCAAGTTGCTCGGCGCGTTAGTGCCGCCTTTGCTCAGCGGAACCGTGTGGTCGATGTCCTTACCCGTACGATCGATGCCTTTTTTATCCATCTCGTTACGGGCACGTTGGCGGTCCATCCGTGTGGGTAGTTCGCCCCGCTCAACTTGTTGGGTGTACTCTTTTTTATAGGGACGGGGTTTGTTTACGTATGGCATGGTTTAACTCCTATTGTGTTCACAAACTTTGACGGGGCAGAACCTACATAGCGGGCCGGTGATCGGGTTCCACACACCGTTCTCTATCGCTGCTTCGATACGCGCAACATCCTGCGCTGGCTTCTCAATGTACTTGTCTTTCATCTCGGCGTGGTGCGTGGCCTTGACAAAATCTTTGCTCACCACAAACAGCAGGGCCGACTTGATCGTCTTGATCTTAGGGTACTTGGCAAAGATAGCCGTGGCCACCAAATCGAGTTGCTTTACGTCAGCATACCGAGAGTTTTTGCTAGTCTTGTAGTCAACGGAGTGCGCTATGCCGTTCTCCTCATTAAGCACAACCAAGTCGGCGATACCGTGCCACCAAACATCGTCGGCATTAAATTCACAAGGCTCTAGGTCTTTGGTGAGGCCGAGCATCACTTCACACAACTTCTCGCCGGGGATGGCGTTGAGTTGGTCAAGCATGTCCTTCATGTACTCAAATTCGGGAGGGATCGGAGTCTTGTTGAGTATGTATTCTTCCGCAACTGTATGCGCTGACTTGCCGTACAGAGTCGCTACGGTGTCGGGCTCACGCTCGGTCTTAAGAATTCTCGTGTGATAGTACTTTTTCGGGCACTGCTGAAAAGTCTTCAGGCTGCTGAAAGACCAGACGATTGGTTTGGCGGTCATCTTTGACGCTCCTGCATGTCTCTAATCGAGTTAATCATCAGCTTTGTTTCTGCCATCGCAATGAAGCCCTGCTCAATTGCCTCGGCAAACTTTTTCTCTAGCATTGCTTCGTGCGCCGCCTTCAACGCGTTCTCGGCTAGCATACAAGGCCGTGCGTAATCAACAATCGCCATAACTATCTCCGCATCCTGTCTCACAATTAAGGGGTAATTCCAGCCCCCATGAGGGACGGATTCGCATGCAGATTTCAACGTATTCCATCGCGGTGATGATCTCTTTAATCGGCACTAAACAGGCCACAGCATCGTGCACCGTCATGACAACACGGTACTTGCGGTTGATCGCAAGCATCTGCTCACCAATGATAATCCGAGCCAAGGCTTGACACACGTTCTCTATCAACTTGCCTCCATATATCCGATTTGGTATAACGGAGCGGCCTTTCTTGGTGTCGTATATGAGTTCAAATTTGCCGTCATCGTCTTGGCTGCTACGCAAGTTGGGGTAGCGGAGGTACAGGCCGTTGGGCAGTTTGATACCGTCTTTACCGTCAACTTTGAGCACACCGTTGCGGCCCAACGTTGTCGTCTGGCCCCTCATGATTGCGTCTAGCGCCGTACCCGCTGCTTTCCACAGGGCTGTGATCTTTGGGTAAGTTCTGCGGTACACATCAATAATCTTCGTCGCCTCTTCTAGCGTAATAGCCACACCAAAATTCTTTAGTTGGGCCATGAACTTCCCTGCGCCCATGCCATAGCCACAGCCAAGGATTGTGGTCTTCCCCACAAAGCGTTCACGAGTGTCAGCCTTGGTGATAGGCCGTCCGTAGATAGCCGATGCCATGATGCAATACACATCCTCGCCACGATCAAAGGCCGCGACCAAGTCTTCCTGTCCAGCTAACCATGCCAGAGTACGCGCTTCAATTTGTGACGAATCCGAATCCATTATTGCGTAGCCAGTCGGCGCAATGATGGCGTACTTAAGAGGTGAGGTACGTGGTAGGTTCTGGAGGTTTACGCTGTCAGCACCGCCCCAACGTCCTGTGTGAGCAGCGTAGTAGCGCAGCGGAACTGGCATTGACCCTCGATCAGCGATACCCAGAAACCTAGCGGTTCGTGTCTCTTCCAGCGTAGACTTAACGCCCAACCGCGCAGCCACAATTGCCTGTACGATGACGTTATCGTGCTCCAGCAGGGCCTTAAAATCCTCGTCGCTCTTAGCGAATGCGTAAGTTTGTTTGCCCGTGGTCAGACTAACCTTCATCGGTGGCTCTACACAGAAAGAGCGGAGTACGTCGGCTAGCTTGGGGTTGCTCATTAGATCGTCTTTGTCAATCAGCATCTTGCTCATCAACAATTCCTTCTTGTCCCTAACACTTGTTAGGTGGGCAGTAAGCACCTTCTTGTCCAACTGCAACACTGGCTCTGTGAACATGCGTATGGTCAGGTCGATCAACCGAAACTCAATTGCGGGAAACCCCTCGCTCATGTGCCCAAACAAATCCCATGTCATAGCCACATCGTTCTTGCAGTAGCTGCCGTAGTCGGCGAGTTCTTCAGATGTGAAGTCTTTGCGAAAGTAGTTGATGTACTGCTTGACTTGCTCTCCTTTGATGCCAACACCGTAGTGCTTAGCAAGTACAGCTAAGCTACCACCAACCTCAGTGCCATGCAGTGCGCGGCCCATAGACAGCGTGTCTAACCAACCCTTCGGTTTGATCTGAAAGTGCTCAGACAAAATGAACCCGTCGAACATAGCGTTGTGGGCTAGGGCAAGGGACTCACTCCATTCATACCTACTCAAAAACTCCGCAGTCTCGATCATGGTTCCCGTAAACCACTCGGGTTCGCCATCTTCTACTTGTACTGAGACTCCTATAACCTCAAAGCGTGGGTCGCGTACGTACTCTTCGGTAGTCTGCTTAGCAAAGCCAAGATCACCCCCATAAGCCGTCTCAAAGTCAATCGTTAAAATTTTCATGGGCCTAGTGTCCCCATTATTTTTGCATACGTTGACCGAGGGTCAGTGAACCCTTGCGCTTGAGTGGCTTGACTGTACAGCGATGTACTTGCTTGCTGCGCTTGGTTGTTCATCTGCGCTTGTTTGGCGTATAGGCTTGCTTGGGCTGCGGACATTATCATTACTCCGTCCTCTACGCTTTCCCTAGAAGTCGGGTTGAGTGTTTGCTGCATAATTTG